GTCCTGGAATCCTGTATAACCAATTCTGAAAGCTGTGTTGATCATTGGGAATGGTGGTAGAAGGTTGAGGGGTCCAAATACGTTGACTTTGATTATGTTGAAACACATCTCCAGGATCTCCATACATCTTTGTCTGGAAGGAATCACTCCACTTGCGAGAAAGATCTTTGTCGGTTAATGCCGCTCCTCGTCCAGGATTATCTCCAATTTCGGTAAGAAGTACATTCATAAAGGGATTGGCAGCGGTCGGAGGTGTTCGGTTAGTATCCCCAATCACATCTTGTACCGGTTGATCTGCAGCAGCAATGCCTGCAATCAAGGCAGCAGGACTTCCTGGCATGCTAAACGGAAGCTGATCCGTGGGTTCTCCAAAGCCTTCACGAAGTACCCCTCGTTGTTTCATTCCATAATAAGCTGCAAGTGCAATTCCAGCAAAGGCAAGACTGATTCCTAAATATTTCACCTCCCTACATAGAATGGCTAATACAATCGCAAGATAAATTCCAAAGCGTGTTAATGAGTTTAAAGCAGTCGTAGAACACTTCTTTGCAGCATCGGAAAATGGATAAAAATCCTTTGCCTCTTTTAATAAGATAGAGGGATCTTCTGTCCAAAAGCTCGGGCAACTGCTCATTCTATAAATGAAATAGAGAATTACTTTCTCTGTTTCATTTATAGAATAGCTAAGCAGATACTCATTCTAATCTTATAAGAGTATTTTGCTTTGCAAAATACTCTTATAAGAGAAAATCATGTCGTAATTGTTTATTTATTTCTTTTTAGGTGTAGCAGCAGCTCCTTTTTTACTAGAAGGAATAGCAAACATAGCTTCCAGTTCTGCATCGCTTATAGAGAGTGTACTTGATACAGTTGGTGTACTTGTTGTACTTGCTGCTGCACTTGCTGCTGCACTTGCTGCTGCACTTGCTGCTGCCTTCTTTGCCTCCATCTTCTTGCGAAGACGTTCTTGCACCTCTCGTCGACGAGCAGATCCATCATTGCCAGTTTCACGATCCGATCCACTCAGCATCTCCGTCAATCCTCCAAATAATTCACTAAACATGGGATTATCACTGAACTCTTTCATCATCTCCTCCGCTTCACGCATTAGATCCTCTCGTTTCAGTTCTCCTCGTTCAAACTTGGCTTGAATCTTTTTGGCAATGCGCTGTGCTCCTGCCATCAACAGTTCAGGCTTCTTTGTAAAAATATCTTGCAAATATGCAAAAATTTTAGAAGGATCGGATGTTTCTAACACCTCGGGACTCAATCCAAAATCTTCGGGTTTGAACTCTCGCGCTAGTTCTTCTGCCATTTTAGCAATCTGTCCCTTGAACAATCGTTCAGGAATCTTAAAGGCAGGAGCTGCACCACTTACATCGGGTTTTCCAAATCCATCCATCATTTCCTTCAATTTGTCCATCATGGATTTCATCATCGGACTCTCTGCCATCTCCTTCATCTGATGCATCATCCCACTCAGATCCAAGCTTCCAACATCAAAAGATGCTGCACTCAACAGTGCTAATGTTTGTAAATGATTCCAAATTGCTTTGTGCGTCATTTCACTTACCTCATCCCATAAGGCAGCAGTAAGACGAATTCCAGGAAGAAAATCATTGCTAAATAGACGAGTCGGATCTCGGGTTGTAAGCGCTGCAGGTGTCTCCTTCCACAGTATTACAAACTCCTTTTCTACATCTGCAACTGGTCTAGCTTGGAGTGCAGCAATCTCCTTTGAAAGTTCCGGAAAGGTAGGGGTCAAATCATCGCAAAAGGCAGTCAACGCTGTTGCAAAGGTGGTTGCCATCTGGTGCATGAATAGATTTCACAAAAGGACGATATCCGCAAAAAATTGATTCATAGAGGATGAAGAGATTCTATAGAATTAACTTCACAATGTCAGAACATACTCAATGTGTAGCGACTACACTAAAAGGAAGTCAATGTACCCACTATGGACTTTATTTTGAAGGTTATTGTAAAATGCATCAGAATATGAAATTAAAGAATGATGCAGAGTATAAAGCTCGCTATGATGCGCGACCGCATCAGGCAGCTGTTCCTATCTTACGACATGAACACGCAGCTCCAGCTCCAGCTCCAGCTCCAGCGCGTGCTCGCTCAATAAGTCCACCACCGCCGCCACCACCACTAGCTCTAGCACCAGCTGCGCGTCTTATTACTCTTGAACCAGTATATACAGAGACTGCCGCAAAACGTCGTGATGAAAATGTTGGAAAAAATAAGAAACTTATAGAATCTTTATCACATCCAACCCCTGAACAGCTTGTTCTATACTCTGTAAAATTTATACATATATGGGATAGATACAGCATTCCTGGATTTGAATGCCCAAGAGCCTACGCCATTTTACGACATGTTGCCGTTCGAACCACACAAGAAATTGTAGATAGAGATAAATTATTTAAGGCAGTTCTATCTTTATATCTTTTATCCGAAGGAAATCACCCAGAGTATAATGGCTATATATCTATTCCATCTGCAAGACGAGAAGATGCATTACAACAAATCACGAATGCATTACTCCCCTTTACAAAACTGGAAAGCGATACAATAATTCCAAGCTTAGGAATCATTCCAAAAACGGATGCATGGGCTAAAATTATTCGAAGACGATATATTGAGGAAACAAAACGTATTCAGGAAGAAGCACGTAGAATTGCAGAAGAAGAACGTAAACGTCTGGAAGAAGCAGCAGCCGCTGCTGCCGCTGCGGAAGCAGAACGTCGTCGGCAATTCCAAGAAAATCTTCGTCAACATCCTGTAATCTTTAAACGAGATCCTGAAGGAAGTATTGATTTAGCTGCCTTTGCAGTTGACCAACAGAATATTCATCGATCCTCAGTACAAACTGCAACACACAAAGCTGTCCTCAAACTTATGACACGATGTATCGAAGAAGGGCAAGAAACGTTGCCCGAAATCATTACAGATTTGAAAGATACATCAAAAATACGTGTATCAGGAACGGATACACGAGAACGAATGATTACAGAAATTACACATGATTACTTTGAATGCATTGCCTTCTCTATTCCATATGGAGATGTACTGGATCGTGTCTGGGCGTTTATTCGAAGTCATAAACATCGTAAAGATATCTTTATTCGATTAGCACAAGAGATTGCGGAAGGCATTGGTATGTGTACCAATGGAAAAATGGCACGGCTTGTCAATGTCTTGCAAGGATTTGACGATACCTTGGAGGTCGATCCTCCCAAAGAAGTCTTTCAAGAGAAAATTGCATTACTCATGAAACAACCAGTAGAAGAACGTGCAACTGCTGCACATGCCTTATTTATTGAATTCTCAATACCAGAAGCCGAACAAGCTCCTTGGTTAGAATCCTTAGAAGATTAAATACGTTCTGCTAAGACTACCAACACTTTGCAATAATTCCAAATATGACTTTGATTTGCTTCTCCCATTGTTTTCCAATGTTTATCAAAGATCCAATAAGCATACGATATATCTGCAAATTCTCCTTCCAACTTGGCTTTTGCACGCGTAATTAATTCTTCAGGATTATTATTTTTTACAGCTTCCTTAAAATCGGGATAGACATAGTCCATAAATCCAGAATGAATTAATTTGGGATTTACCTTTTTGAGACTTTTTAATGCTTCCACTGCTTTTTTCAAATCGGCTTCTTCATGGTAGGTTTCAGAAAGATCCTCTAAAAAGGAAAGGAGCTGATTATTGAATGCTGCAAGAGGGGATGCCATTTCTTTTTGAATAAGAAATAATAGGATTGGTTTAAATGCGTTTTGTGGGACCTGGTATATCCGCATCACGAGCACGACTAAAGGCTTCAAAATCATGCATCAGTGCTTCCTCTTTTTTGGTACGGGGGGTGGCAGACGCTCCTCCCCCAGAAGCACTGCCTCCCACTGTTCCTCCTAATTGTTCAAAATTGCGTAAAATGCGACTCATGCTTCCTCCTTTTTCAATGGTAAATGCATCCGTTAGAAAGGAATAATTATCACTCATTTTGGAAGCTCCCATTTCTTGCATATGCCAGGGAGATGGTTCAGCTCCTCCTCCCCCATTGGCAGCAGCAGGAGCTGCTGTTGTAGCGCGACTAGATGGTTCTGCCCGTGCAATATCGGGAGAATAGACTGGCATCACCAAGGGAACCGATCGTTCTTCTAGTGTTTTTTCTCCTCCACTAGTTCGAATCCCAGCCGAAGCACTGCTTGCTGTATCACGTTGTCGACGTTCAAATAACCAATTATTCACAGCATTGGCACCTGCACGAGGTTCCGACTCTCCCACAATTTGTAACGAAGGAACGACCCGGAGCCATGATGGAAGAGGAGGACGAGACGGACTGGGATCGACACAAAGAAGTTGAAACTCTCTTGCGTACGGTGTTTTCGTCAACTCTCCTAGAAATGCCTGACAATGACGACAGGTCATGCTAAAATAGCATATATGTCGACGAGTGCTCATTCTAACCCGAGAAGGTAAAATCGCAACGTCATTTTACCTCCTTAAAAACGTTCTAAAAATTGGTAGGAATTTTTAGGAGGGGATAAAAATCCCTCCTAAAAATTGAGCATCTAATACCCTCATAGAGGGATGTCATCCGGAATCATGTTTCAAAATTATCTAGAAGACAAAGACTGTGTTCCGCTTCTCACATCAAAAGAGAAGCTACGGGCAACATTTGAAATGACCCCCTGTACAACAACCATTGCAAACACCCTTCGTAGGCAAATATTAATTGCAACTCCTTCTGTTGGATTTAAGACAGAACCTGCAGTAGAAAGTGATGTAAAAATTACAAAAAATACAACACCTGTTCCAAATGAAATGCTTGCCCTTCGTATTGGGTTGATTCCCATTGCAGCCGATCCAATGACCTTTGATCCATCCCGCTATATCTTCCAATTAAATGTTATCAATGACACAGATTCTACAATGGATATCACTGCATCTAATTTTGTTGTGATGGAAAAAGATTCGGCAACTGCTACGGAAGGAATTCGCCTTCCTACCGAACAATTCTTCCCTCCTGATCCCATCACAGGACGTACGTCTTTGATTACGCGTCTTCGTCCTCAATGGAATCCTTCTCATCCACCTGAATCGATTGTTCTAACTGCTACAGCCTCCATTGGAACGGGAGCGATGAATATTCGTTGGTCCCCTGTATCCCAATGTTCCTTTGAAAATACAATTGATACAAATCCAACTCGTCAAAAAGAAATGTTTGAACAATGGGTTCAAACAAGTAAAAAGGTTGCAGAAGAAGGTGCCGATCCAGAATTAATGAAGCGTCTTCGTATTGAATTTGATACTATGGAAGTAAAACGATGTTTTAAGGTAAATGAATTAGGAGAACCCAATCATTTCACCTTTCATCTTGAATCCGTTGGAGTTCGATCCATTCCCTCCATTGTCATGGATGGAATTATTGCATGCAAACAGTTGGTAGAAACCTACAAAGATATTGATACAATGATTCCAGCAAATGTAAAATTTCAACAAAGTAATAAGCGATATTCTGCGATTGATTGTATCTTTCAGAATGAATCTCCTAACACGTTGTTACAATTACTTCACTCATATCTAATTTATAACCATATTGAAGGATCAAAGGAACCTCGTATTTCATATACTGGTGTAAATCCCAGTCATCCTCTCACAAATAAACCCTATATTGTTATAGCACTTCCTACTACAGAAGGAGAAGCACGAACAGTAGAAGCCGAAACAGGACTTGCCCGGTATGCAATTGCTCAAGTATGTCGGTCTCTTTCCCTCTATTTTGATGAAATGGCAAAGGATTGGAATCGTACGACAGGCGCTCCTCTTCCGATCAGTTCTTCCCTTGCAGCATCTACACCGGTGGAACCATCTGCACCCGTGAAACCTTCTGCACCCGTGAAATCTTCTGCACCCGTGGAAGCCTCTGCACCCGTGGAAGCCTCTGCACCCGTGGAAGTCCCTGCACCCGTGGAAACTCCTGCACCAGCTCCTACAAACGTTCCAGCTCCTGCCCCTGGTCCTGCACCTGGTCCTGCTTCTGTCTCTACAGAATCAACACCAGTGTCTGCAAAACGAACCAAGGCAAGAAAAGAAACCTCTGTTGCTAAATAGGAATGAACGATCTCTTTGAATCATCTGAAAAAGGATTCATACAGACAATAAAGCGTGCAACCCGTAATCTTTCGGATTTGTTCAATACAGCTGTATCAGATCCAATTCAAAAATTTGCAACTCTTAACAATATTCTCGCTGTTGGATTTTTATTATTATTTTTTGTTACAATTTTACTTTATTTGTATCCAGGATACTTGAAGGATGTAGAAGGATTCTCCACAATTGCGGTGGATCCGGTCTATCATCCGAAATGTTTTACCCGTGATGCAGAAGCCCAACGATTACTTGCGGAAGTGGTGAATTCCTTTCCCAAAAGTGCGGAAGGAAATCAAATGGTGGATGAGTTCCGGCTTATCCTGACCAAACTTCTTTGCATTGATGCCGATATTACTGGTTCCGGTTCTGGTGTCTATAGTACTATGAATCTTCAATTCAATACCTTTCATGATATGGAACCTGTCGCAAACTTTGTTGGACGTTGCTTAAATCGTTCTTTGAAAGAGCGAGATGTTACGCTTACCTTAGAAAAACTGGAAACACGCGGTGCAGAAATTTTGAAAGGAATGCAGGGAGTCGAGCAGAGACAGACAGAAATGCGGGTTGCTTCATTACATAATATTGCAAGACGTACCTCCGAAGCCATTCATCGTACCTGTTTAACACCAATTGCATCTCTTGATCGTCCTGCCGGTGTGCGTGATCCTGGTTACAAGGATGATCTTACATCCTTGAGCCGTCCTGCCCCCTACCAAGAACTAGCAGGGGTTCGCCATTTGTAATATATTATACACTATTTTATAGTGTAAGATATACAATTTAGCAGCAACTAGGAACAAGAAGAGAAATCAAAATGGAAAGACCGAGAATTTGAAAAATGGACTTGGCAGGTTTCACACCGGGAACCAAGGGGACTAACGCATTGTTCCAAAGAAACTGTCCAAACAACAGAAGAAGACCTACTACAACCACAAGGCTAATTAATGTAACAACTGTGGATCGAGAGGAAGGAGCAATCGTATTTGTACCTGCAAATGTTTCAACTGCACCGCCCACCACACTTGAAATAACTCCGCTCATTCTTCTACTACATGTTAATACTTTCTCCTTTTGCAGCGGCAAAGCGAAGATCGTGGACCACGGTGGAAGTTCGGTGCTCTTCCAAATATTTCACCAATTGCGCTGCCTTTTCCTTATCCCCTTCAAAGAAAGCTTCTGCCGTCTTTGATAAATAGGAGGTGGATAATATGTCTTTCTTTTCACGTACCTTGTGAAGAACGGCTCCTTTGTTTACATTTAATTGAACAACATTATGCTTATCCATAATTTTTAAAATAGCTTCTCGAAGCGCTTTGGCTTGCTTACGACGTTCTCGCATTTCTGCATTCAATTTAGTAACATCCGTTTCTAATGTCATCCATTGTTTCAATAACGTCGGAAGTTCTTGCATGGTAAGTCCTGTTTCTGCTGCAGCGGATCCTCCTCCCCCCACAATTGTTAAGGCTGTACTTGGTGTGGTCATCTTGTAATATACCTATGAATATAAATGTTTATATGGTTTAAAAATACATTTTTTGTTTTTGTAATACCTGTGTTCGACAAAGAAAGCAGATTGTTCGTGTCTTTTTAGAACAATCCGTACAAAAGGTATGCCCACAGGGTACCATCACCATATCTGTCTCTTGATCCATACAAATACTACAAGGATTTCGCAATTCTTTCTCATGAAATGCATGACTTAATTTCATCAAAGATCGAAGTTGATGGAACGTTCCCACTGTATGCATAAACACTGGATAATCTTTATCAATGCGTTCAGCCTCCAACATCTGTTCTGTAAAATGTGAAATCGTTGATTGTAATGAACTTGTTGTAGAAAGATTTGGGGAAAAGGTAGGAAGTGCGGAAAGATGCTTATGCAAGTCATTCACCCGTTTTAATTTTTCTTGAATGGAAGAATCCAATTCAAACATTTGTTTCACAGTTGTATGGTAAGATGCATGAAGCGATTGAATGGTCGATTGAAAGTGCTCGGAAGACATTCCAATGGCAGATCTTACATCGGATTCGATCTTATATCGATTAATAGGACCGTTTAATTCATTTGAAATCCAAGAAGCCGATGGATTAAACATAGGATGATTCAGTTTTTCCAAAATGGTTTGCACTTGTTTTGTACGATCAATCTCTTCCACTGGTTTCACCATACCTTCCAACCATTTCCGTTCATATTGCTGAAAAAGCACATGAAGAGAGTCTTTCCATGTAGGAGGCGCTACTGCAAGTGCAGCATCGTTCATATGAACAACTGATAAATTTGAAATAGCACGATCATGTGTGGATCCGGAACCCGATGCATTATCATCTGTAAAATTGGCAGAAGCATATCCAAAATAATCCAAGGGACTTGCACCTAACTCACCAGACATTTCTACGGACATCGTAATTTATGACTCTTTTTTTGCGCATGGAAGAATAGGGATATGCAAACATCTGAAGAATTATTAGAAGAAGCTGTGGAACTTCTTCCCTTTATTGGTAAATGGACTTCTGTTGTAATTCCCATTGTCGTAGAAATGAATCGACGCTTGCGTGAATCTCCAGAAGAACCCCGTTTTTGTGAAATTGTTCTTCCTGGTACAAAGGATCCTGTCTTTACAGAAGACCAAGCCTTGGAATTAGAAGACGCCTTTCGCGAAGTCTTGGCAGTGGATGAAGAATTGGAAATGGAGGAGGAGGAACAAGAAGAGACTCGTCGCCAAGTGGGAGGAGGCGTCGTCCCTCCAGAAATGGAAGCAGTGGCACAACAAATTGGTGCTGTGCGACGTTCTATTGTATCAAGTTTCACAGCGGATAGTTTCTCTCCCGATATGTGGTTTGGATCTTTTAAAAACTTCCTACGAAATGATCTTCCTAAGCTGAAAGGTATGGTTGAAGAAATGGGAGAAATTGGCGGTTTAACAAAATATGAAACAATTCTATCCGATATACATGGTGTTATTCCAATCGTATCAATTCCATTTGTAATTCCTGCAAAAATAATTCTTCCATTAATAGCTACATTTCTAGAAATTATTCGATTTACAGTAAGTCTTGTTCCGTTTGTTGGAACTCTTAGCAGTCTTCCCTATACCCTGTTATTAGCCTTGGTAGAACTTGGAAAAGGAAAATTATACGAATCCCTTCTTACCCTGTTTGGATTAATTGGAACCAACGGAATTGTTCTTGGGATTCTTGCAAAGTTAGTTCTTTCCTCCATTGTATTATTTCAGCCTGCCATTAGTAATATTCCAGATACTGTATTGGATTCTGGTTACAAAGCAGGAAAAGCAACGATTACATCGTTTTTTTTACAATTGTTAGCAATCTTCTCTCCAGATGTGATTCGACTTCCTCTTACTACTTTTACAGAAACGATGAAACAAGCCGCTAGAACCTTTAATCAAACTGTAAACTCTGCTGTAAGTGGTGTTACAACCTCCACACAGGGCAAGGTTCAATTAGATGCAAAGACCGTCGACATTCATCAAATTCCATCCTTTATGGATATATTGAGTGTACAACGATTGTTACAAAATCCTGCTTTTATCACCTACCCAGGTGTTATAGATTTGATTGAACAAATTCGAATGGTTCCTCCCCTTCCCTTCATTGTGGATATGTTAAATATTCCACGAAAGACAAGTCCTGAATTTCAAGAAATGGTCGTTGCCTATCCACCTGGGTATGTTGCCGATTATTTTACACCGCGTTTGAAAATAAAAGATCCAAAAACGGGGGAGTACATTGACATTAATGATATTAAAGAAACAACATTTGAAAATATGAAACCAAGTCTAGAAAGTTCAGATGTTCCCTCCATTTCCATGGGAGATAGTTCTGCAAAGGAAGAACCAGAGAAAAAAGGAGAAGAGCCTGAACAGGAGCCTGGACAGGAGCCTGAACAGGAGCCTGGACAGGAGCCTGAACAGGAGCCTGGACAGGGGGAAGACACCTCTATTCCTCCTTCTACCCCCGTAACAATTCCAAAAACAGGAGGAACACGAAAAAATAAAAAGCTTCGTACACCATCTCGTCGAAATCGATATTAAGCAATCGTACTCAAATAACTAAAATATTCATCCGTAAATCCATAATGGCAACCGTTGGGTTCCTGCTCTTCTGGAACACGTCGTGCTGTTGCATTGGCACTATGTTGAATTGCAACAATCACCCCTTCAGGCGGTATTTCCATGGTCTCCTGGATGCGTCCTTCTAAAAAGGATTCTCCCTCTGCCACGGAAATACTTGGAAATTTCTTCCCTTCCCAAAACGTTTTTGTAAAGGTAAGACTGGCTTCACTCACTCGTTCTTCTGGTTTCAAGGTTAAAGGAGGTACATTCATCGCACTCGTATACTTCCGTGCATCATAGAGCGGAAGGGTAGCACAATAGACAGCTCCCCACATGCGTGGTCCTTTCTGCATCCAGCTGACTCGTGCCAGAATCGAACTAGGAGGATAATAATCATCATCATCCATGTTCATAAAGATGCTGGCTCCAAAGGGGATAGCAGATTCCACCGCTATATTTCTTTTTTCACCAATGCTGGTCTTTCTCGAAAGACTTCGATATATAAGATGTAGTTTGGGGTGTGCCTCTTGGAATTGTTGTACATGACGATCCACTCGTTCTTCCGATCGACTATCGTCCACAATCACCCATACAATTTGTTCATTTGGATAGGTGGATCGTAAGATATTTTCTGCCATATTTTGCCACCATTTCTTTCGATTATGCGTCAACGTAAGAACGGCAACTTTGGGAAGGGGGCGAGGAGGGGGTGGTGGAAGGGTGACGGGCACTGTAATAGGAACCGTCAAGATACGTCTCCATCCCTGTCGAAACTCTCGTGTATAGGTTTGTGATAATGTTTGCAATGCCGTTATAATCGGTGTAACATCTTCTATACGGATCGACTCCATCGCCGTTCGAAAGCCAGCTTCTGTCATAGTATAACCAGCATCTTTCTTGGTAGAGGCGGGTTTGGGTATGACTGCTATTTTTCCAAGATTTCCTAATGCACTGCTGTAATACTCCTCATAGACAGGTAAGGCAGTCCAAATTGGGATAGCACCGATCTTGGCAGCTTCTGCCATGGTATAGCCAAAGCCTTCTGCTGCACTTGCCACCACATGATATTTTGCTGATTGTTGGATTCGTAATTTTTCTTCGGGTGAGAGATATCCCGGTGTATAGGTAACATTCGATGGAGGAGTTGGCAGTTCCTTGATTGCCTCAGCAGATCCATAGATTGTAAGGGGTGGATCACTGGGTGTCCACCAAACAATCCATTGTTTGGCAGCCTCTAGTTTGTTGACGGAGCCTCCTAATAAACAAATGGCATGATTCGATGTAGGAGGTGTGGAGGAAAGAAGGGGGGGTGCCCGCCAAGGAAGAACCGTTGCACGATCGGTCACACTAGGAAATAAGGCTTTTGCCGCCTCACACTTGAAGATAAATTGATTCATGCCTCCTTCATGGATCGGTCGTAATGCCCAGTCCCAACTTGCCGTTATCCACCATTCAGGATTGATCACCAGAATGTTTGTTTGCGCCCAGGGAACTGCTGCACGACACGGTTGTTCTAGATGAATCTGGACATCCACCTGTCGGGGAAGACGCCCTCCTACAAACTGTAAGGGATCTATATGATCAATTGTAGCAATCGTATAATTCCGATGTTTAATGGTTATTTCTCGTAAGACCTGTTCGATCAGTTTGGCATCCTGATCCAATCCAAACTTGGAAATGCGCGATAAAATCACAACGTGCAAGGATCGCATTCTGATATAAAAAAATAAAATCGCTTTAACATTTGAACCTACTCTATAAATAGGGTATGTTGTCAGGAGATACAAAGGAACGACGGGATTTAGGATATGTTTCATGGGAGGATCCCCTTGCATCCTTAGAAGATCCCACAAGTAAACTGTTTAAAAAAATTGTAAAAGAGGAAACTGCACAATTTGAAACATTATTAAAAGGAACTCATGTGACTCCCTGGAAGGAACTTTATAGTACCTTGACCTCTTCTGCCTATCCATGTATTCCTCACCTTGCACAAACTCGTATACCATGGGTCTATGATACAGTCATTGCCATTCAAAAACTTCCTACATCCCCCAATCTTGTTGTATGGATTCTACATGGGTTAAAAATTGTATGGAAGGAAGAAAGCGTCACATCAATATCTCGATCGGAAGACGGTCTTTTTGCCATTGTTCGTGATATTGGAAAAGGATCTGAACTTTTACAAGTAGAAGTGTATGAACTAGACATTCATCGAAAAGTTCATTCTTGTTGGAAACGATCCCCCGTAGGACCCCAGACTGCCTTTCAAACAGATCGATTAGTGTATCTAGGCGTAGATTCAGCAGGATTACGTTCCATTTCTCTTCATACAACCAATGCACGCAATGGAACAGGTACAAAACAAATCTATCTTGAAAAAGATGAAAAAGTGCAATTAGAATTACTAAAACCAATTGGACAATCGGATATCTTCTTACGAGGCTATAATTCCATGAAGCAATGGATAGGATTGATAGAAGATACAACATTAAAGATTCAAAAACATGCAACTGGATTGTTGGTTCCTCTTTCCAATACAATTCTATTAATGAATGATTGTATACAGATCGGATCCAAAAAGCTATCGTTACCGATTCACGAATATGGAATGGATGGAATGATTGGACCTGATACATCCATTTATATTACCACCATTTCCTATGGAAAAATGTCCTTATGGAAGGTGGAGAAAGATCGGTTTATACGAATGGAATCCAAACCAACCCATCCATGTGAAATTCATTTATTAGAAGATATGCGTATATGGAAACAATGTCCCTATGAATCGGATCGAATCTTTCAGATTGAGAAGACTGAATTGAAACCAGTTCTTAGCTTTCCAACCCCTCTGTCTCTTCGTTTGGTAAAATATGGAGTTCGAAAAGGTGTTCCTTACACAGTTGTACGTGCTAGTACCGCTAGTCGCCCTTTACGAGGATTATTGGTGGAATCCTATGGAGCCTATGGAATGTGTTCAAAGCGCGCCTATCCCATTCGATGGTTACCCTGGTTAGCGGCAGGATGGGCAGTGGCAGTGATTGCGCCTCGTGGGGGGCGAGATCATGGTGACGATTGGTGGAATGGTGCTCGTGGCGCATTGAACAAACATCATACCTTTGAAGATACAGCCATTGGAATTGTATCCGCACAAATGTGTACGGGTGTCAAAGCCTCCAACACAATTCTCTATGGTCGTAGTGCAGGGGGGTGGTGTGCTGCCCAAACGGGTCAAACTCATCCAGAACTGATAGGTGCCATTTACGCAGAAGTTCCCTATGTGGATATTTTACGAACCACCACCAATCCCTCTCTTCCTTTAACCACCATGGAATATGAAGAGTTTGGAGACCCCCTTCACCATCCAGAACATTTTAAAGCACTTGCAAAAATTACTCCCATGGTCACAATACCCTCTGCATTAGAAGGAATGGATATGCCATTTGTATTGACTCGCACTGGTTTGAATGACAAACAAGTGGCAGCCTATGAAGTATTTAAATGGGCAATCCGTCTTCGCCGTGCAGGATGGACTGCGGCAGTAGGGGTGGACGGTGATGGTGGTCATTTTGCTGAAACATCTTCTGCCATGTATCACTATGCTGAGGATGCTGCATTGCTAGATTCTATGGTAGGATATACGGCACCACGACGGCATCATGGAACTGCTAAACATCCACGTGCAATCAGTTCACGATAACACGTTCGCATACATTGCACATCGCTTAACGCTTCATGGGCAGTTCCTTCCCATTCTTTCTTGAAGAGAAATTGATGAAGCTCTTGCAAGCGTGGCCACTTGTATGGATCTATTGCTGTTGCATACGGACTAGTAGAAACAATCTTACAAATAGGAATTGTTTCCATCATTGTACATATATTTTTTGCAATTGTCCATTTAGCAGTTCCTAAATGACGAATCATGGATGCTAATATGATAGATCGATCAAAGGCAAGATTGTGAGCAACCACATGAGTTGCCTGTAATAATTCTTTTTCCACTTTTTCCAATAAAGATTTGATAGGGAGTCCTTCCAAGCTTGCTTTTATATAGGAAATTCCATGAACATGTTCTGCCTCTTTGTTCCAAATCATTCCTTCTGGTGGTTGTACAAAATAGGATTCCGATCGAACAAAGGTCCATGTATGGTCCAAATAGGTCCACACTTCCCATGCTATGCTAATAATCTCCGGCCAATTTTCAATCTGGGTGGGAGGTGCTTTATAATTTCTTGGAAGTCCATTTGTCTCCGTATCGAAGAAGAAGAATTGCATTTATCTGATTTATGCATCTATCCTTTATGCATGCGTTTAAATTTTATTCACCCTATGTATAAGACATCATGAGCAATAAAAACTCCGATAGTGAAGTGTATGTTGAGGATGAAGAGATACTTGAAATGCCTGATCCTACGGAGGGTATGCCTACGCCTGCGGTAGGTCGCCGACGCCGTAATACCCGCAAAAATCGTGGTTCCCGTAAGAACCGCAACATGTCAGGCGGTCGTCGCCAACGCCGTAATACGCGCAAGAACCGCAGTTCTCGCAAGAACCGCAAAAATCGCGCCTCTCGCAAGAACCGCAGTTCTCGCAAGAATCGTAACATGTCAGGCGGTCGACGCAACCGCAATTCCCGCAAGAACCGCAATTCCCGCAAGAACCGCAATTCCCGCCGCAACAACATGCGCCGCAACAACATGCGTCGCAACAACATGCGCCGCAATGACTATTAATCCGTTCCCAACCAGCCTGTAGGATTTGTAGACTGTTTCGGCTTGAGGGGAAGTCCTAACACTTGTCGCACCGGTGCAAAACTGGTTCGATGTTGTGCCGTGACTCCATGGGTTTGAATCCCTCTCATATGCGTTCCGGTTCCATATCCTTTATTACTAGCAAATCCGTAGCGGGTCTCCCACTCTGGATGTGCTACTATTTGTTCTTCGACCCAGCGATCACGACTTACTTTTGCCAAGATTCCGGCAGCTGCCACCGCCAAATAAGAGGCATCTCCATCCACAATGGTATGAGCTTCCACTCCTTTCCAGGATTTCCAATAATCTCCATCCACCAACACTCGTTGCACAGGAATAACCATTGCATCCAAGGCTCGATGCATAGCCGCAATATCTGCTTGTAAGATATTAATGCGATCAATTTCTTCTACTTCCGAATATGCAATAGATGTCTCTATCGCTTCTTCTTGTATATAATCATATAGAATATTTCGTTTTCGTTCCGATAGTTTCTTTGAATCCTTAATTTGATGCAAGGCAGATCCGTGATCAAAGTCCATTTCATTGGAGAAGGCAACTGCACCGACGTACAATCGTCCAAATAAACACCCACGTCCGGCTTCATCTAATCCCACTTCCACTTTCTCATCCTCTTTAAAACGGAGTTTATACATGATTCTTAAGAGTCTTTCAATTCCGTCAGTTTAAATCAATTTTCATAATAGAGGTTCCTATGCGCATTGATGTAATTATAACATGGCTGAGTTTGGCAGTAATAGGAGCCATTCTATACACAGCTCCAAGATACATATTAAATAAAGTAAAAGAAGGGTTTGATGCATTAACAGGAAAACAAATTCGTGAGATAAGACGAATTTTGGATACTCCTTATTATGGAAATATAGATGATTCCACGAGTAAAGGTGTCAAAGATCTTCCAAGTGAGAATCATAGTGGATCCACAGAGTCCATATCTGCTACAGCAGATACCCAGAATTGCAATTCGGTTGCAGATGGACAAGGATCTGTACTCAATGAGAGAAAGGAACAACGTTTGAAACCAGAACCAGTTGTTGTTTATAAAACGCAAATACAATATGTTCCTGCCCCTGCAAAAGAATGCCCCGACCTTCGTGATTTTATTAAAAAAGATCAAATTCCTTGCTGGAATTGTCAACTCCCTTCGTAAAATAAAGGAATTTCGTAGCATATTCCTACCATGTAGTGGTGGGAAGCTAGTATTTTAAAATGATCGGCTTAGCCGATCATTTTAAAAATGCAAACTATCACAATAGTAGAGTGATGGAATTAGTATTCATCGGATTATTAGGAATTATTTTTCTAGTTATCGTATTTTATCTTATGCGAACAGAAGGATTTGTTTCCAGTCAAGCCCCTCTTGCATCCTCCAACAATTCTTCCTTGCCCGCCCCTGCCCAAGAATCGATGATCTCCCGTGATCTTCCTGGAGCGGTGACTCCTGCTCCCGACCAATCGTCTGCCAGTACCCAAGATTTGATTGCCCTTCAAGATGCAATCGGATTCTTCCATGATTCGGTAAAAGCACAGCGTAGTATTGATAAAGCAACCATGAATGAAAAACAGCGTCGAGGAACTGCTGAAACACTTGGAAGTCTTGCAGAATTGGAAAAAGAAATGCCAGCGCAACAAGCCCGTGTAAAAGCAGCATTGACCGACCTTAGCAAGAATAATTATACCGTGGAAGAGGTGACTCGTTTACGATCTTTTTATGAAATGGGTGCGGATCAGATTCTGACGATTGCAGAAGGATTTGCCAATCCTCGTCATTATAATATTGCTGGACCGTATTTGACTACCAAAGATTTGCAAGAATTAATCAATCGTATTAATCGCACTCGAAAAGAGTTAGTGAAGCAACGATCCATGTCCCCTACTGTTCGTGCCCGCATTGATCAGTTGGAAAAACTAGGAGCTGATGTGAAAGAGATCCGTGAAAAAGTCATCCGCAAGCAAATGGATCCTCGTGATATACCAATTGATGCAGAAGCGGCTCGTAAATTCTTAGCCGGTCTTACATCTTCTGCCATTCCTCCTCTTATTACCCCTGGAGGAGGAACTCCTTCAAATGCTGCTGCTCCTGCTGCAATTACTGCCATGACAGGAGATCCAATGGTACAACAATTGCTAGATCAGGCAAAGAATTTGCGTTGGAATATGCAAGTCACGGTTGGATATGATCCCTTGGTGGTGCAACGTCAAGCACTTCTTCAACGATTGGATACGGTTGAAAAACGATTGCAGGAACTTTCTACCCAGGATGATACACAAAAGAATCAACGCGAATACAATATGTTGTATAAAGAATTAACATCCTTGACTGCTGCCATTGGAACATCCTTTGGTGGAAATGGAAGTGCTCCTCCTGCACATGTTCGTCCTCAGCCTGCTTCCTCAACCCGTCTTCCAGATCTTTCCACACAGCCCTCTGCCCCCCATCCTACAAATCTTGCCTGTGCCCAATCGAATGAATTCTCCGATCCCTATGCCTCCGTTCCTACCCCTGCCATTAATCGTATGGTGGGAATGACAGATGAACAGATCAAGCATCGTGCAAGTAGTGGAACGGCATCTTATGGAGGAGTAGGAGGTGCAGACTACAAAACTCGCACCAATGATTTATGCCGTTCGATTGGTGCGTCTGGATTAGGAGATCCCAAAGACTTTGGATGCTTGTTAAATCCGGATACTGTGAGTCCTACGTATAGCTGGAAGGGAGCTCATAAAATGATTTGTAATCGACTGGGAGATACATGGGGCGCCTCCTACCCTGAACAATTCGGTTGTGGAAAGTATGATCCTACAGCTCGCTTCAACAGTGAAATTCTTTAAAATAGAAGATATGGGTAGGAAGTTATGAAGACTGCTGAATGCGTTGCTCTTGTGGTGGCAGTTGTCATCCTTGGAATTGCCATTGGATATGCTGCCTGTGGACTCATGATAAAACCAATTGAAACATTTAATGACTTTGTTCCCCCTCCCGACATTCCTATTAATGATCCGATTGAACCATGCTCTTATGATATGAATACACCTGCAGGAGGAGGATGTACAGCAGCACCCAAAGCAAATGCCCCCTGCCCCTCTCCCGATCCTAGTAAGTGGGTTCTTCGTGCTACAATTCCCCCTTGTCCTGCCCAACCAGACCTTTCGAAATACATGTTGAAGACGGAATGCCCCCCTCTTCCCGATATGTCTAAATACGTATTGAAATCTTCCGTTCCTAAATGCCCTCCCTGCATTGCCGGTTGTTCCAAACCTTGCAAGATTGGGGACTGTCCTCCCTGCCCACGACCTCGTTGCCCCGTGATCCAATGTCCTGAACCCAAACCTTGCCCGTCTTGCCCTGTTGCAGAATGCAAGCCATGCCCTGAACCTCGTGTGAAATGTTCTGCTGATTATGTACCTGATTCCCAGGTTCGTCCTATGTTAGCCAGTACATCCGCTTTTGGATTCTAAATATATATGTAATTCATTCTAGTAAGTAGAGCTTACTAAGATGAATGGGGATCTTTTCTTTATTGAACAAACCTTGTTTATCATCTTTTTATGGATTGGAATTTGGGGATTAGTCGATCTCTACCTAGAGGATCATGCAAGCCGTAAATCCCGAATTAGTCTATATATTGCCTTTATTTTAATTTCCTTTTTATTTCTATATTTGCGAGGACATACATCACGTCTTGCGTCGTTTTAATTAAAGAAGAACACCGGCAAACAGAAGACATGCCAAAGGGACGACCTGCTGTAAAATCTGTAGCACGACCTGCTTCAAAACCTGCTGCGCGAAGCATCCCTTCCACGCTTCTTCCCATTATGACCGATCTTGCCATTCCATCTGCCTTGGTGGAAGCACTTCCCGAATGTTCTGATCTTCAACCCTTCTTTGCAACACAAGAACGCCTTCGCGACGACGACCTTACCTTTGAACGATGTTGGATGGGCTCCTCTATTTCTTCTATTACTCGCTCTACAAGTCAATCCTTGTTTGCTACACTTCATACAGAAGATACGGACGTTCCAATCTTTTTAAAACGAATTCATTTGCTAGATCCCATTCGTGCCATTGAAGGGGAGTATCGTTGGAAAACGGATGGGATCTTATCTGCTCCCAAAGACATTGCAGAAACGACTTATAAAAAGATGCAAGATCCATTAAATGAAGCGTATGTAGATGCTGTCTTTGCCTTATGTGCCAATCAATTAGTGAGTACTAATACATCACCTCACTGGTGCCGTTGTTTTGGAACTATGAGTGGACGGATTAATAAATATTTATACAACATTACGGATGAACTTGCTGAATTTCAACGATCCTCTTGGTGGCTTGTTCATCAACGGAAAGGATTGTTTCGTGTGATCAAGGAAGATGGGGAGGAAGAGTTTCTGACAGGATCCTCGATTGTGCAAGGTGCTAAAGAGATTAGTGAAGATGCTGTATCTTTAACAGGAGAAGAATTTGAAGAAGTGGGCTATGTTAGTCCGCCTTCTACAGAAGAAGAAGAGGTGGTTGAAGAAGAAGAATCCATTCCTCCTTCCTCAGAACCAGTTGTTGCCTTATGTGCTCCTCGTGTTCGATTGAAGCGTATGACCGATGGTAGCACCGACTCCTCCTCTAGTACAGAATCCGAAGGACCGCAAACCTTTGCAGAGTTTACAAACTTTCCTGTTCAATTAACCTTGTTGGAACGAGCGGATGGAACCATGGATGATTTATTGGAAATAGAAGAAGACGATGATACCTTAGAACAACGGTGGTCTGCATGGGTCTTTCAAGTGATTGCTGCTCTTACTTGCGCTCAAAAAGTATACGGCTTTGTTCACAACGATCTTCATACTAATAATGTGATGTGGTCTGATACTTCCGAACCTCATATTATTTACAAGGTGCATAAAACAGTCAAAGGAAAGGAGGAAGTTTTTTATATGAAGGTTCCCACCTTTGGAAAGCTCATGAAGATTATTGATTTTGGACGAGCCTCCTTCACCCTTCCTCCTGAAAATGGTGGTTTCTATATTTCCGATGCCTTCTTCGACGGCAATGATGCGGCAGAACAGTACAACTGCCCTCCCTTTTATAGTTCCTCCAACGGTCCATTAGTCGAACCCAATCCCTCGTTTGATCTTTGCCGGTTATCGGTCTCATTGTTAGAATCCTTGTTTCCCACCCGACCCGAACCCGTCCATCCCATTAAAATCATGTACAAAGAAGGGTCCAAGATATACACAGAAACAGTGAGTCCTCTGTACAACTTGTTGTGGGGCTGGTTGATTGATAAACATGGAAAAAATGTATTGCGATCCCCTGACGGAAAAGAACGCTATCCTGATTTTGATTTGTACAAAGCGATTGGATCGGATGTGAAGGGAGCTATCCCCTTTCGACAACTTGAAGCCAAGCCGTTTGAATCCTTTCGCATGGGCACACCTCCTACAGAGAGTGTTGTGTATGATTTATATATTTAAAAAGGTCCATACGGGCTATTGTCTAATTGAAACATTCCGTCAATGGTTCCATTATACGCATCTTTTCGTCTATTTATAGCATCATCATCCTCCTGGTTATTCATACCATACACACGAGCATTATGAATATCCTCGGGAGTGGGAACATGTGAGGCACTGAGTTGAATCAACGCCCCTCCAGAACTTGCATTAAAGGCTTCATACGTTCCACACGCGAGAATCACAAATAAGGCAATTACCAACAGACCGAGATACACCTTCTTCATTTCTACTTATACTAGTAGAAAGAATGTACGGGATGAAAGTGGCTCATATGATCGCCATAATTCTATTAATTATTGGGGGATTGAATTGGGGATCCAAAGCTATCTTAGGCAAAGATTTGATCAGCAAACTGTTAGTCGATTTTCCCACCGTTTCACGTGTGATCTTTGGGTTAGTGGGATTGGCAGCGATTGCGCTTATGTTTCACCGTGACACCTATCTTCCTTTCTTGGGAACAACGGTCATGCCATGCTCTGTCTTAGCTGAAAAGACTCCCGATGGAGCGGATACAACGGTCTATGTGACGGTGGAACCCGGTGCCAAGGTGCTCTTTTGGGCATCCGAACCTGGAACAGAATCTCTTGAACATGTCAATACATGGCAAGAAGCGTACTTGAAGTTTGCCAATGCCGGTGTGACCACGGCAGATTCCTCCGGTCGTGCTGCCCTCCGCGTTCGCCATCCTCAACCCTACACGGTTCCTCTGAAGGGAACCCTCCAACCTCATGTACATTATCGTGTCTGCCGCGGAGATGGATTGATGGATCCAGTTCAAACCAAGTTTTTGACAGAAGAAGGGTTTTCAGAGACAAATCCTGAAGAAGAAGAACCCCTTTCCGAGGGATTTGCATCCGGTAAACCCATTAAAAAGCCTTCCACCTATGATCCCGATGTGTTGGATGATGGAAGCAATGGTGCATACGGAGCGAGTGGAGATGGATGGAGTGGAGCCGGTGTGGAAGATTTTCAGCAACATGGGGTCAGCGGCAACAACAGCATGAATGGCGCTACGTTAGAAGATGGACCCGTTCGCAACCAGGATTGGACGGTAGGATCCGATGGAGGAGATATGAATGGTAGCAGTAGCGGCTTTGCCACCGCAGCTACCTCTCACCCGATCTTAAATGATCTATTGAAAGAAGGATTTGAAGGAGCTCCCTTGACGTCTGCATTTATTCTCCCCCTTCAGTAGAAATATGTCTGGATTGAAACCTTCCAATGTTCTAAGATTACAGCAAAAAGGACGAAATCCATTGATCCATTCATCTGCAGATGGACCTTGGTTAAGAAATGAATTAGGTCGTGAGTATAAAATATCAAAATTTGAGGCTCGTGGTCAAAAATATTATAAACAAGCAAATGGAACTGCAGGTTGGGATATCCCTAGAGGATCTTTAATCCCCAATTATCCTCCGTCTGCAGCCGCAGCTGCACGCCGTGGCACACGCCGTAGCTCACGCCGTAGCTCACGCCGTGGCACCCGCCGTAATACACGCCGTGGCACCCGCCGTAATACACGCCGTAGCACCCGCCATAGCTCCTATCGAAAGTAAGATCCTAGAATAGGGATATGCCAAAGCGGCAAACACGTAAAAAACAACATGAACTCCCTACATTTATCAAATTAGATGTAGAAAGTGCAAAGGACAAAAAAAAAGGATCCCCTGCAATTTTAGTCCCCTATCGTGATAATCCTGCAAAAGAACGATCGGCTCAGTTAAAACAGTTTGTCGAACATTTTTCGAAATCCCCTTGGAATCAATGTCATGTCTTTGTGATTGAACAATCCGAGGATGATCGACGATTCAATCGCGGTGGCTTATTAAATATAGGGGCTCGTTTGGCAAAAACTTATTCTCATATTATATTGCATGATGTAGATTTATTACCGGATGAATCCTTACTTCCATATTATACAATGATTCCAGATCACCCAGTCCATATTGGAACGGTCTGGAGAACGAAGTATACCTCCGAACGATTTTTAGGAGGAATTTTAAGTATTTCTATAAAAGAGTTTCAACAAGTAAATGGTTATCCAAATCAGTTTTGGGGATGGGGAGGAGAGGACGATGTCTTACGTAATCGGTTAATTCGTGCCAAGATTCCTATCTATCGTCCAACAATTCATGGCGGAATCACCGAATTACATCATGAACATGTAGGAAATAAACCCAATCTTGTCCTTCCAAATAAACGCTCACGAGTATTATCGAATCGTGGAACGGATGGGGTACGTCAAATACGATGGAAAACACTTCATAAAGAGTCTCTTGCTCCACATATTTACAAATATACAGTAGAACTCAATTCATAGTATAATTTATACTACCGATTGAATTAGGCAAAGGGAAGTTCCTTGATAGGATCATCACGATTTCCACCACGGGCTTGGAGAAGGGCACGCTGTTGGGGAGTGGTGCAGATGCATCCCAGATCCGAACTAAAGGTGGAAGGGCAGCACTCAGGTTTCTGCTGGTTATTAGCAAACAGAAACATATCACCGTTTGCCACATCGGGAGCAGGACCTTCAAGAGGCTCATTGGGAAGAGTATCCCTCCATTCACTGACTCCATTCTTGGGAACATTGACAACGCCATCATAGGTTCCAATCTTTTCATATCCCGTCTTGGAGGAGCTGGGGGCAGATCCTAAAATATAACTCGTGAATCCTTCGGGGTAATTTGTGTAACCATAGAGCATCAATGCATTGGCAACCAACAGAAGCGCCAACATGGACAGGATAAACAGGATGCGCTTATTCATTCTATTTAGATTGTTGTTTTAATATACGGAGTGTTTCAGGATGAGTTTCTTGGATATGATCGGGTCCCACCTCTGTAAAATCACGCACACCCCATCCACCTCCCAACAAGAAGGTTCCATCTTCCGTAAATAAGGAGATCCAGGGATCTGAGGAACGTGTCTCTGTAGAAAAAGGAAACATACGAGAAAAAGTATGAAGTGGTCTCCAATGTGTATAACCGGGGGGACGCACCCAACATGCACACGATAATTGTCCTTTCCCCATAGTATGATATCCTGCCACACGAGAAGGATCCATTTGTACCACTCCTAATACGTAAATTGGCGCAGCATTTGCATTTAGAATTTTATCACCGGGTTGGAGGGTGCCAATTGCACGAAGACCCATGGGAGTTTGTATCAGTGTAGAAGGAGATAACACGGGATCACTCATCAACATTGGTTTCGGATAGGATGTAGAGAGTACAATCCCATTCAGTATTTTCTCAACCGTGGTATACCATTCCGACAAGGATGCCTCATCCTCTTCCTCCAGTTCTTCCCAATCTGCAAACTCAATCGTATCACCAGATGAAGATTGAACTGATATACGACGGGTAGAGGTTTGTAAACAGTAATAAACAGAGGGGGGTGAACTAGGAGTTGCATGAACAGAATCTTTCACAAATCCTGGTGTTGGTTCATATACAATATGGGATCCACTCACGACCACACCCTTGTAGGTGTAAAAGGGATGAGGAGCGGTTTGAAATTTCATAGTCGCTTCCACCACTCCACCATCCTTCAAGACAGCTCCTAACGGAATGGAATGAATTGGCATGATCGTGCCATTTTGGAGTTGAATCTGTGTATCCGGTCCAAAACAGAAGGCACCTGCAGCACTTCCCAACGCAGCTCCCCCTCCTGAACTAATAATAATTGCAATAGCAGCAATAATAAGGGGAACTACTGGCCACAACACATACCAAAAAAAGATTGTTAATACAACAAGCGTAATAATAATTGCCACAACAACTGTTTTCATCAATTCAAACACATTCAGCATGGTTCGAAGAGTTGAAATACCTGCAAAAATAGCAGCAGTGGCTGTTGCTGCTACACGTCCAATGGCATCTTTCAAATGCAGAAAGGTTTTTCGTAATTGATGCGCTACTGTTCGAAACCGTGCCATAAAGGGTTCAAAGATTCGTAAAAATGCCGCAAACATATGTTTCATGAGACCTCGAAAGGCAAATAAATTCGTCATAATTGAATTTAATGAAGATGTAAATATACTAAATAATTCAAAGACAGGTTGTAAAAATACACCAAATACTCGATCTGCAAGAGAGCTCATAACATCTTTGAAATTATCTTCTGCAAATTGTGTCGCTGACCGGGGATCGTCATCAGGTTTGAAAAAGGGAGCTCCAAACATCATAAATGGATCGCTTCGATATTTTCCCCAATTTCCCATAATCTCTTTGCGACGTGGTTGGATGTAGGCGATGCTGAGACCGATGGTCAATCCCAGCGTCATCATTGTAAAGATTCCTGCCTCCATATCCTTGATGTGGGAAGAGGTTTTACAAGAGAAGACCTATCCTTAATAGAGATGAAAACAAAACGATGTCCTCGTGGTACAATTCGTCGTAATGCTTATACACGCACCTCCTCTTCTGGGCATAAAACGCATGTTCCTAGTGCATGTATCAATGATGTTGGATTGCCTGGAAAAGGATTTCAGGGGGAAGGTCCCGGTATTGGAACCCTTGAAGAGGGAGATTTGTCTCGCTTTGGATACGAACATGTTGCGAAAATGTCTGCCAAAGATCGCCATAATGCCCTCACAAAAGCAGTGAAAGAATATGGATATTTAACGGTATTTCGAAAGTTAAATGCGGTACAAGTCTATACTCGTCACACATCACCCGAATCCGCCCGTGTTTTTCTTCTGGATCGAAATTGGGTACGTCGCGTATTTGGAAATCGCAAGGAAGAATAGAGTGATATGGGTGCTTTATTTTCAGGATTGGCAGAAGATGCAAGTGTTGAAGAAGGAAATGGTGGAACTGGTGGCAATGGCAGCAATGGTGCAACTGGAAATGCTGGAGCTGGAAATGGTGCAACTGGAAATGGTGAAGCTGGCAATGGTGCAACTGGAAATGGTGAGGCTGGTAATGGTGAAGCTGGCAATGGTGCAACTGGTAATGGTGCAACTGGCAATGGTGCAACTGGCAATGGTGCAACTGGTAATGGTGAAGCTGGCAATGGTGCAACTGGTAATGGTGCAACTGGCAATGGTGCAACTGGTAATGGTGAAGCTGGCAATGGTGCAACTGGTAATGGTGCAACTGGCAATGGTGCAACTGGCAATGGTGCAACTGGTAATGGTG